GATTTGAATTTTAATCTTCACGGTAAATGAACTTATAGCCATCAAGGTGCGTTTCAACTCTGAAATTTTTAATAATTTTACCGTCGTTTTTAACTTTACCACGAAGAAATTCAATTTTATCAGGGGTGGTAAACCAATATTTAGCGATAGATTTTTTCAAACCTTCTAAAGTCGGGTTAGTTGCGAGCAGTTCAGTCATTTTAATCATCCTTGTTCCGTTAAAATCAAAGTACGACAATTAACAACATTTGTCAACAATCATTTTAAGTTTTTGATGATTAATTTTAAATAAACGTTCATTTCAGTGAAAAGACCTAATGAAGACCTAAAAAGACCTAATCAAAGCCCTAATTAACCCTTTGATTTTATTGAATAAGACCTAATGGACCTAATAGAAGGGTATAAATTAATGAAAGAAAGAGGCTGTGTGTATAATTGTACATACAACCCGATTCTGTAGGGGATTGAAAATAGGGTGTTTTTAGTGCGATTAGGGATTATGTAATGAAAACAAGGGGTTATAAAAGACCTAATTGAAACGATTAGGGCATTTGTAATGATTTCAATGACTTAGCTTAAACTTGACACTGTGACAGTCATGTCATACATTTATTCATACATACATACATACATGCAAAGGTGTTAACATGCGAACTGAATTAACAAATGAAGAAAAGCAACGGTTAGGTTTAGCGAATGAATCGCAACGTGAAGTGATTGAACGTGGTTGGACACGTGAACAAATCAAGGCGTTGATTAACCAGAAAGGGTTCACGATAAGTGGTTTGGAACGTGCTTTATCATTACCGCCAGGAACTTTAAACCGTTCACTGGTCAGACGTTCACCGAAAGCTGATAATCTTCTTGCTAAGTTTCTTGACGTTCACGTTTCGACTTTATGGCCTAACCGTTATTTACGAAACGGTAATCCTATTCATTTTCATTATCGGGCTGAATGTATGAGTGATGAAGAACTTGAAAAACTAAATGCAGCAACTGAAGGACCACGTGAACAAATCGTTGTTTCGTTGCCTGGTGGGATGAATTTAACTTAAAATGATTCCCCATGTCATAACGGCGTATAGGAACATTGAAATTGCGATCAGTGATGCGATGTCTTTTATCATTTTCTTCATCCTTGTGGTTGATACGCCGTTATGATAAACCGTGAATAGTTAAATTCTTGTGAATCAGTGCAGAAAGAACAATGAAATGAACGTTTCACTTCCACCAGGGATGGAAAATGTTGAATTGCCACGTCGGGCAACTGACGGTATTCCTTACGGTGCTGGTCGTCCTATTCGTGTTGATGATCAAAAGATGCACGTTCTTGCGAAATGTGAAATTGCACGTGATCAAGAAGCTTGTCCTGGTCGCGGTCGTCCAACTGTTTTCCGTGATGCTGATGAATTGATGCATAGTTGTGTTGAATACATGGAATGGATTAACGCTAATCCTTTGTTCGAAAAGCAACAGAAATTCAGCGGCACGACGTGCAAATTTTACGAAGCTGATCTTCCGAAAAAACGACCTTACACGGTTGGTGGAATGTGTCTTTATCTTGGTATAGCGGTTGCATCATGGGATAATTACCGGCGTGATGATCGGTTTAAATCGACCACTTCCGTTATTGATGAAGCCATACGTAATCAGAAACTTGAAGGCGCTGCTTCAGGCTTCTTCAACCCTGCAATCATTGCTCGTGATCTTGGTCTTGTTGATAAGCAAGAAGTGACTGGTGCAAATGGTGGACCGATTGAAAAGATCACCACAACTATGTCACCAGCTGAAGCGGCTGAAATGTATGCGAAGACACGTGAAGGTGTTGCGTCATGAACGATGTTGACGCTTTCCCTAAACAACTTCCTGAAGACCATCTTCCGTATTTTTATAAACGTTGCTTGGTTGAACGTGTTTATGATGGTGACACAATCACCGTAACGATTGATCATGGCTTTGGTTTAAAAGTTGATACGATTGAACTTCGACTTTACGGGCTGAACACACCTGAAGTTAAAGGATCGTCAAAACCGCAAGGTATCATTTCACGCGATTGGCTTCGTGAACGTATTGCACCGAACGCAACGAAGTTCAGCCGGTGGGGTTGGATCACTGACGGTTCGTTAAATTACATCGACCTTCAGACGATTAAAGTCGGAACGAAGAATCAGGCAAAAGGTAAGTACGGTCGTTATTTAGCGGTGCTTTGGCACGAAGACGGTTTGAACGTTAACTGGCAATTGATTGATAATAAGCTTGCAGCGATTGCGAATTACTGATGTTTATTGTATGTAATGGTTAGCCGACGCCCTGGCTGAACGGTGACGACCGTTGAAAAACCGCGCTCCCCACGCGGTTTTTCTTTGCTTGATTTTATAGATATTTTCAAATAACGTCTGGTCATTGACTGTTTGTCACAAACCAAATTGGTTCAACGAATAGGTGATGTCATGACTTCCGTGCTGTAATGGCATATGGTTTTCAGTATGTTCAATGTTAAGGCAAGGCACTGTCAAAAGGTAAGTCCAGCTTGAAGGCTTTAGGATCAAAAACGAAAGATGGACATTGAACATACTGAAGCACCGACTGCATGGCCTCCGAACTACATCCCGACATTCATGTGGCGTCAGGAAGAACTTTTAAAGCTTCGTTCCGATCCTAACCTTTTATTTGGCGCAAAAGAGTATTACCGCACGCGCCCGACACAGTTTATCATGGATTGGGTTGACACATACGATCCACGTAACGCTGGTAAAGACGGCATGTTAACGCGAATGCCTTTCCTACTTTTTCCACGACAAAAAGAAATGATCCGTTTCCTTCAGGCAATGCTTGAAGGTGAAGAAGACGGTCTTGTTGAAAAATGCCGTGATGCTGGTGCAACTTGGTTGTGTGTCGCGTTTTCTGTTTGGCTGTGGCTGTTCTGGTCTGGTGTCGCGATTGGATGGGGATCACGTAAAGAACAGTACGTTGACAAGCTTGGTGTCATTGATTCGATATTCGAAAAGATAAGGCAAGTGATTAAAGGGTTACCGCCTGAATTCTTACCGGTTGGTTTCAGCTTTAAAGATCACCTTTCATACATGCGAATCATCAATCCTGAAAACGGATCGACCATTGTTGGTGAAGCTGGTGACAATATCGGTCGCGGTGGACGAACACGGATTTATTTCAAAGACGAATCAGCACATTACGAACGTCCTGAACTGGTTGAAGCCGCGCTTGGTGACAACACGCGATGTCAAATCGACATATCATCGGTGAATGGTATTGGTAACGTTTTCCACAGGAAGCGTGAAGCCGGTGAAGAATGGTCAGAAGGTCCAGCAATAAAAAACAAGACGAATGTTTTTATATTCGATTGGCGTGATCATCCGGCAAAAACTGAAGAATGGCACGCTGAACGTAAAAAGAAATTTGAAGACGCCGGTCTTGGTCACGTGTTCGCGCAAGAAGTTGACCGTGACTATTCATCATCCGTTGAAGGAATCGTGATAAAACCTGAATGGGTAAAAGCTTGCATTGACGCACATATTAAGCTTGGTATTGAACCGACTGGTCGTCGCATGTCTGGTCTTGATATTGCTGATGAAGGTCTTGATAAGGATGCGTTGGTTTCACGTAAAGGGATATTGATTGATCTTGCAGAACCTTTCAAGTTTGCTGATTCGGGTGCATTGACACGGCATACGATTAAACTTTCACCGACAAATGAACCGGTTGAAGTGTTTTATGACGCGGTTGGTGGTTTTGGTTTGGGTGTGAAATCTGAAGTCAATCGATTAAAAGGTGAAGGTAAACTTCCAAGTAATATAAAGTTTCATCCGTGGTCAGCTTCAGCGAAAGTCTTGTGGCCTGATAAGAATATTCTTCTTGGTGATAAGAATTCACCGTTAAATAAAGATTACTATTACAATTTAAAAGCACAGGCTTGGTCAGTAGTTGCACAACGTTTTTACAAGACTTGGCAAGCAGTAACGGAAGGAACTTCATTTGATCCTGATGAAATAGTTTCAATTGACAGTAGAATTAAAAACTTGCACACGTTAATACGTGAATTAAGTCAAGCAACAGCTAGTTTAAGTTCATCAACGATGAAAATTGTGATAAATAAAACACCGGATGGTACGAAATCGCCAAATTTGGCAGATGCTGCAATCATGTCGTTATTTCCAGTGAGAAAATCGACATATTCACTGGATAACGTGGGGTGATTGATCGAAAATGAGTGATAACAAAATATCAGATGCTGATGCGGCTATTGAAAAAATTAACAAATTGTTGAATGATAGTGATGTTGTTATTTTTACAAATGAAGAAGCAGATGCGTTAAAAGAAGTTGCTGATGCTTGGAAATCAGCGAAAGGTTTCGTGATAGTCATGCGTTATACCGGAAGCACTTTAAAATGGTTTGTCGTTTTCGGTGCTACATGGGCCGCTTTTAAAGCCGGTCTTTTTGATTTTTTAGGCGGTAATCAGAAATGAACAAATTCAAGCACCACGTTATTTCAGCATTTTTTGGATCGTTGTTGTGCATCATTTTCGTTAACGTGGTTGTAAGTTTCATCCCCATCACTTTTTTAATGTCCGTCAACGAATGGAAAAGCACCAGAAGTCATATAACGGCTGAAGTAATGGGTTATAAAGTTCGTGATTGCCAAGTTGTTAAAGGTAGTTTCGTGGGGTGGGTTTATTCCGGTGAAGCATGGCGTGAAATACCGTTTGAATTTGTTAATGATTCGTCACCTAATAGTTCAAAACCGGCAACATTTGACAAACAATCATTTGGTTCATGGCGATGGCACACACAACCGCGTGACGGTAAATCAGTTAAAATGACTATGCAACATAGCTGTAATGGTGCTATTCAGACAACTTCAATAGGCCCGTTTGAATATCGGGTAAGGTAGCACAAACATGAATGATCTTTTAGCTAATGACAGTATTCGTTCCCTTGTTTCAGGTATGGGTGACCCTAACCGTGACAAGTTAGCGACTGTTTGTCACCAAGACCGACTTCTTGACGACAAAACCCTTCTTACTGCCTATCGTAATTCATGGATTGCACGCAAAATCGTTGACATTCCAGCGTTGGACGCACTTCGTAAAGGTCGCGACTGGCAAGCTGAACAAAAAGACATCACACGAATTGAACAAGAAGAAAAACGTCTGGCACTGTGGCAGAAACTTCTTGAATGTAAAGTTAAAGCACGTCTTTGGGGTGGTGCAGCGGTTGTCATTGGTTCACCAAATGATGATTATTCTGAACCGTTTGATTTTGAAAAGGTTAGTAAAGGCGGTGTGCCATATCTGACCGTCATGATGCGTAATCAGTTGACGGCAAATGAACTTTCAGATGATCCGATGTCTGAATGGTACGGAAAACCGCAATATTATTCGGTATCGGGTCAGGGTGGTCGGTTTGTCCAGATTCACCCGTCACGTCTGGTCATTCAGATTGGTTCGCCACATCCTGACCCGTGGAACGCTATTGCTTCAGCCTATGGTTGGGGTGATAGCGTTCTTCAACACGTTTATGACGCAATGATGAACACTGATAGCACGGCGTCAAACATCGCTTCTTTAATCTTTGAAGCAAACGTTGATTCGTTCGGTATCCCTGACTTGATGGAAAAACTTTCAACAGCTGAATATGAAGAACGTTTGTTAAATCGCCTAACGCTTGCTGCAGCTGGTAAATCAATTTCAAAATCATTGGTTCACGATACTGATGAAACGTACCAACGACATTCAGCGTCGTTCGCTAATCTTGATCAAGTCATGCAATCATTCTTGTTGATGGTTTCTGGTGCTGCTGACATCCCGTTAACACGTTTTCTTGGTCAAGCCCCTTCAGGTCTTTCATCGACCGGTGAAGGTGACATGAAAAATTATTACGACCGTATTCAATCCATGCAAGAATTGGAAATTGGACCGGCACTGTGGCGGTTGGATGAAGCTTTAATTCGTTCAGCACTTGGAACACGACCAGACGAAATTTTTTACAACTGGACACCACTTGAACAGTTGAATGAAAAAGAAATGTCTGAAATCGGTCTGAAGTCAGCACAATCAGCTGAAATCTTAGTGCGCACCGGTTTGTTTGATGTTGAAGAATTGCGATCCGCTGTTTCGAATCAGTTGATTGAAAACGGGTTTTATCCTGGTCTTGCTGATGCAATGGAAGAAACAGGTGAATTCAACCCTGATCTTGGCGGCGACGATGATGCTAAAATTGGTCACAACGGCGGTCCTAAACTTGACGACACGTTTAATGACGCAACACCGCGCACGCTTTATCTTCGTCGTGACGTTGTGAACGCTGCTGAAATTATCAAACATTATCAAGATCAAGACGTGAAAGGTGTTTATAAACCTGAAGCACTTCACAGCACGATCATCTATTCAAAGACACCTATCGACTGGATGAAATTTGGTGAACCGTGGGATGCACAGCTTGAAATCAATGAAGGCGGTCCACGACTTCATGAAATGTTCGGTGACATGAATGACGTTCTGGTTCTTGCGTTTGCTTCCAACGAACTTCAGTGGCGTAATCGTCGCGCCCGTGATCTTGGTGCACAGTTTGATTTTGATGATTATCAGCCACACATTTCAATCAGTCTTAAAGCTGGTGACGTTGATTTGAAAACGTTGAAACCGTGGACCGGTAAAATCATTCTTGGTCCTGAAATCTATGAAGAAATTGATGATACGATTGACTGGAAAGAAAAAGTGAAGGCGAACGATTTGTTTGCGCCGGTGAAATAATGTCTAACAGGGTGAAGAACGCGAAAGCTTATGAATTAGGTGACGACCGTGAAAAGCTGGTCATTATTCATTGCCCTGGTTGTAATTACGGTCACCCTTTCAGAATAAAAAGTGATGATCCAAACCGTCCTTCATGGACGTGGAACGGCGACCTTTATAATCCGACTTTTTCACCGTCAATGCTTGTCGATCAGTCATACCCTGAACAAAGATGTCATTCATTTGTTGAAAATGGTAAAATCCGTTTCTTAGATGATTGTT